AAAGAATAAATACCTACGATACTCCTTTTAGGAAGTTAAGTATGGTAAGGCGTGAAATTCGCCATTACACTTTTTATTTTTTAATGCCGTTAAAATCGGCGTTTTAAATGTCCAAAGGTGTAATTTCAAAGATGTAATTCCGTTAAAACAGCGTTTTAAATTTCTAAAGAAATAATTAATGGCAGATATTAAACCAGAATCTAGTGAAGTTAAACAAGAAATAAATGATTTATTTAAAATTCCAATTTATTACAATGACAAAGTTCAAAAACTTAATGATAACATTATTACCAATCTTGAATTAGTTCAATGTATTGAAAAGGATGAAACACCTATTTATGATAATGTATTTAAACCATCAAATAAAGCTTCTTCACAAGTCATTAAACAAATTGCTCAACTTTATACAACCGATATTGAGTATTTAAAAGAAACCCAACAACTAACAAATCTTATAAATTCAGAACAATTAAATACTTTTCATAACAAATATAATTTTACTGATTTTGAAATTAATGATATTGTTAGTTTATGGGAAGAAATAAAGGGAGAAACTGGTTTTTGTGAAAAATATTTATATGTTGATTGGACCTTTGCAAAAAATCTAAATAATAATCCTCAATTTTTACAACTAATGAGCTTATATAATATAACATCTCCAATATTATCCTTATGTTTACCAATTTTTGTCCTAATTATTCCATTTCTTGTAATAAAATTAAAAGGTATTGAAGTTAATATAAAGCAGTATATTGAGATTCTTAAAACATTAATTGCTAATCATGCTATATTTAAAATATTTACACAGTTTCATCAAGTTGACTATGGACAAAAAATGTATCTATTATTATCATCTGCTTTTTATTTATTTTCAATTTATCAAAATATTCTGGTATGCGTTCGTTTTTATTCAAATATGCAAAAAATACATAATTATTTATTCAAGTTTAAAAAATATTTAGCATATACCTTGGAAATAATGGAATATTTTCATATTAGAAGTAATATGTTAACCACCTATAAAAAATTTATAAATAATTTTGAATATCATAGAAATATATTAATTCATTTTTATAATGATCTCTGTAAAATTACACCTTTTACATTCTCATTTTCTAAAATTAATCAAATAGGTTATGTAATGTATTATTTCTATCAAATTTATGATAACAAAATCTATAATGATGCTATTTTATATTCATTTGGATTTCATGGATATTTTAATATACTTTCTCATATTGGCAACCTTGCCGATGAATCCAAACTTGTTAAAACCAGATTTTTAACTAAAGGAAGACCTGTATTTAAAAAAATGTATTATCCAAAATTTATAAATAATGATGATTCTACAATTATAAAGAATGATTGTAATTTAAATAAAAATATGATTATTACTGGTCCTAATGCTTCTGGAAAAACAACTACAATTAAATCAGCATTAATCAATATTCTTTTATCACAACAAATTGGATTTGGATGTTTTGAAAGCTTAAAACTAAATCCATACGCTAAAATACATTGTTATTTAAATATTCCAGATACATCAAGCAGAGATAGCTTGTTTCAAGCTGAAGCAAGAAGATGTAAAGAAATAATTGACTGTATTGATGAGGTAGAAACAAAAAATTTAAATCACTTTTGTATTTTTGATGAATTATATTCAGGCACAAATCCTGAAGAGGCTGTTATTAGTGCTAATGCTTTTATGGATTATATTATTAAAAATGAAAATGTAACTTGTATTCTAACTACTCATTATATAAAATTATGTAAAAAATTATCAAAAAATAATATGATAAAGAATTTTAACATGAAAACTATAAAAAAAAACGATAATTTTGAATATACATATAAATTAGTTGAAGGAATATCAAAAATTAAAGGAGGATTAAAGGTTCTACACGATATGAAATATCCAAAAGAAATTTTAGATTTAACTAACAACAAAAATGTGTAAAATTCGTTTTAAAAATAATTTAAATATATTTTTTATTTTTAAGAATGGCCATTTCGGATTTATTTAGTAGTTCATTTTTATTTAATATTGCTATCATAATTTTATTAATTGGAGCTATTTTTGCCTATGTTAGTTATAAAATGAGTGAACAAGATCATAAACTAACATCAATGATTAATTTAGTTTCTATTTTAGCACAAGATTTAGGATTTGTTAAAAATAAACTAAGGTTATTAGGTCAACAACAAGATTCAAATGAAAATAATAATCTTCAATATCCATCCAATATGATGGGTGGTTCTGAAACTATTGATCTTATTAGTGTTTCCGATGAAGAAGAAGAGAATGATGATGATGATATTGATGAAGATATTGATGAAGAAATTGATGAAGATATTGATGAAGATATTGATAATGAAGACGATGATGTTGATAATGATATTGATAACGATGATAAAGATGAGGATAATTTTTCATATAATTCTGATGAAGATTTAGAAATCAAAAATACACAAGAACAAATGAAATTACTTAATTTAACATTAACCAATGAAGATATTGATAATGATTTACAGATTGAAGTTTTAAAATCTGATTTTCAAGAACCTGAGCTATTACAAAATGATAAGATTAAGACGGTTCATCTTGATAATCCAGTAAATTTTGAAGAAACAGATTTTAATGTATCTAATGAAAATGGAATTAAAACTTCCGATGATGATTTCACTAATGTTTTAAAAAATATTACTATCACTGATTTAGGAGAAGGAGGAGAAGATTTACACACATCTAAATCTGATTACAAAAAAATGTCACTTAATAAACTTAGAGATGTAGTAGTGAATAAAGGATTTGTTACAGATGCTTCAAAGTTAAAGAAAAATGAAATTCTTAAAATGCTTGGTGAAGAGTAAATTTTTATCTAACTTTAGTATAATATGAATAATAATTATTATACTATAGAAAACACACCCGAATTTCAAACTACATCATATAATTTATGGCAACCTGAAGGAGCAACTAACAAAAAAATTCAAGTTGACACTGGTATTAATTCAAACTGGAATTATAGAAAATATATGCAAAATAATGCTAATGAAATTATGAAATTTAATACAATGCAGGCTATTAATTCTTCTGGGAATAATCCATATATAATTTCCAATATTAAACCAACTGAAAATACTCCGTTTTTATATAATTCTATTCATGATACCAGTAGTCCTGCTTGGGGTTTTAGAAATTCAGATTTAAAACAAGAATACATGACAAAAGAACAAATGAAATCACGAATGGTATCCCCAACTATACCAACTAATTTTTGAAAAAAAGAATATAATACTAACTTTTAATACTTTAGTATTATAGATGAAAATATTAAGTATTGATGTTGGAATTAAAAACTTATCTTTTTGTTTGTTTGAGTTAGAACAACATAATCAAAAATCAAATCATCTAAATGTTATAAAATGGGATAATATTGATTTAAGTGAAAAATCAGAATCAAGATGTATTGAAGTTGATAAAAATGGATTATGTGATAAACCTGCTAAATTTTCAAAAGATGGAAAATGTTATTGTCTCAAACACTCTAAAAAGTATAATTATTTACAGCCTTCTAATGAACTTAAACAAACTTATTTAAATAAACAAAAAATACAAAAATTAATTGAAATAGCTGATAAATATAAACTAACATATGAAAAACCTGCTAAAAAAGCCAATATTTTAGAAATTTTAAATGAATTTATTCATAATAATTGTTATACTTCTATTACAAAAACAAATGCAAATAAAGTTGATTTAGTGACAATAGGTCGTAATATACAACATAAATTTGATGAAATACTATCTGATTATCTTAATAATATAGATGTTATTTTAATTGAAAATCAAATAGGGCCAATTGCTAATAAAATGAAAACTATCCAAGGTATGATTTCGCAATATTTTATTATGAGAAATAATAATATACATATTGAATTTATAAGTGCAAGTAATAAACTTAAAGATTTTATGCCAAATGAAAAAATAGATTATAAACAACGTAAAAAATTAGGAATTCAAACTAGTCTAGGAATAGTTAGTAATGACTTTAGATTTAAAGAATGGGAAACATTCCTTAATAAACATACTAAAAAAGATGATTTATCTGATTGTTTTTTACAGGGTTTATGGTTTATTAAAAATAAGATTTAGACTAACTTTATTTTTTATTTTATTTTAATTTAATTTTAAATTATATATTTTGTTATTCGTATTACTTAAAATTAAATGTTCTTATTATTTCATAATGGATAACGATATTATCGATATTTCAATGGATTTTGATAATTTAACAAGTTTTAACAAAATAAAACAAGATAATCATTTTGATAATAAGAAAACTAATTTTGGAGGAGGAATTGAACTTCTTATGAATGATAAAAAAATGGAATCAAATGGTCCTAATAGTGATATTGATATTGAAGATTTAAATAATTTAGAAAACGAACTTAACGATTTAGCTGCTGAAACTTCTGGACCAATTAATAATTCATTTGAATCAAATCTATTTGGAATTAAATCCAATTATGACGATAAACCTTCTGTTTCTTTTAATGAAGAACCAACTATTCGAATATTAGGACAAAATCATGAAGATGAAATACCAAATTTGGGACATTCTACTGCCAATACTTCTTCTGACGCTAAAACATGGGATGGTTATGGAAAGTTTAATAATGTTCCACTTAATCCTGATTTTAGAATGTCATCTGAACCAAAATTATCCAAAGATGAATTACTTAGAGAAAAATTTAAATATCTAAGAAAGCTTGAAGCTCTTGAAAAAAAAGGGGTTGAACTAAAAAAAAAATACAATATGGAATCTAATTTACAAGAAATGATGGGAGAATATGAAATGATTATGGAAGAAAAAACAAAACAAAATTCAGTCAAATTTCAAGGAAATATGATGATGGCTATTATTAATGGTATTGAATTTCTAAATAATCGTTTTGATCCATTTGATGTTAAACTTGATGGATGGGGAGAGCAAATTAATGAAAATATTACAGATTATGATGAAATTTTTGGAGAACTTTATGAAAAATATAAATCTAAGGCCTCTCTTGCTCCAGAACTTAAATTATTATTTCAATTAGGAGGAAGTGCTATGATGGTTCATATGTCAAATACTATGTTTAAATCTGCTATGCCTGGAATGGATGATATTTTAAAACAAAATCCGGATCTAATGCGTCAATTTCAAAATGCGGCAGTAAATTCTATGGCTGCTTCTAATCCCGGTTTTTCAGGATTTATGGGAGGACTTATGAACCCTCAATCACAAGTTCCTCAAGGTAACGGCCCACCACCCCCTATGCCAACACAAGGACCTAATGGAATACAACCACCACCTAATAGAGCTGGTAATAATATGGGAAATATGAATATGGGACGACCAGATATTTCTATGGCACGTAGTGCATTTTCACAAGGTTCTACCTTAACTGATGATGGTATTAGCATTAAAGAAAAGAATAATCAATGGAACCTTAATGGTTTAGAACCACCTCAAGTTGCACAAAAAAGCTCTCGAAGACCTGATATGAAAGGACCCAGTGATATCTCAGATATTTTATCTGGATTAAAAACTAAAACAATTGATATTGGTCCAAAACAAAACGTAAATTTAGTTATGGAAGATGTAAATAACAATAGCACAATTAGTATTGAAGATTTAAAGAGCATTCAAGCTGATGGAAATATACCTAAACGAAGTCGTAGAAGACCAAAATCTGATAAAAATACTGTTAGTTTAGATATTTAAGATTTTTTGAGATATAAAATAATTTTAATTATAATAATTATTTTATATGATATTAGGCAAATGTTGCATCTGTGGAACAGTTAAAAATTGTGGACCTTTTTTAAATAATGTATTTCAAAATATAGAAACAATCGGGAAAATATTTGATGATTATAAAGTTATTATTTCATATGATGACTCTACAGACAATTCTTTAGAAATATTACAAGATTTTCAATCTAAAAATCATAATATTATTTTACATATAGAAAATTTACCTCAAACACCTTATCGAACTCATAATATTGCACGAGCACGAAATACATGTTTAGATATTATACGTAATAATTTTATTGATTATGATTATTTTATTATGATTGATTGTGATGATGTTTGTAGTAAACCAGTAAAAATGGAATATTTATTATATTATTTAACAATAAATACAGAATGGGACAGTCTTAGTTTTAATAAACTACCTTATTATGATACATGGGCTTTATCTAAATATCCATATGTTTTTAGTAATATGCATTTTAAAAATCCAGAGTCTTATGGTAAATTTATAGAAAAAATTATAAATGATACACCCAAACAAACTTTAATTCCATGTTTATCGGCTTTTAATGGATTCGCTATTTATAGAACTAATAAATTTATTCATTATTTTTATGACCCAAAACCTCGGTTAGATTTAATCCCAAAACATCTTATTAAAAAAAATATAGAACTCTGTGGACCTATGTATTTAAAAGATAAAGCAGCTATTGTTGATTGTGAACATCGCAGTTTTCACTTAATGGCGGTGAATGATGGTGCACGTATTAGAATTTCTCCTGAAGTTATTTTCCCTTAGAATATATTTTATACTTTTTTACATTTTTTTATTGGAATTACAATTATATATATTTATATATATATGAAACGAATAATAATAGGAGAGGGTTCCTATGGATGTGTACATAAACCAAGTATACATTGTAAAGTAGAACCAAAGCCAAATTTTGATTATAAAAAATATGTTTCAAAAATAATGAAAACAAAAAATGCTGAAAAAGAATTAGAAGAATTTGTTACTATTCAACGTATTGATCCTAATGATGAATATCATTTAGGAAAACCTATTTTATGTAAACCTAATTTAAATGAACCAGGAGTTAAAGAAGAAATAAAAAAATGTAGACATATAAAATTAGATGATATTGAAGAAAAACCAAATGACTATAGTTTGTTAGTTCTTAAGTTTGGAGGAGTTGATTTAAAAATATTATGTAATAAATATCTAAAAAAATATTTGGAAAAAGACAAAGAAATTCGTTCCGATAAATTTTGGCTTGAAGTTCATCATCTAATTAAAGGTCTAAAATTTTTTAAAGATAATGGAATAATTCATAATGATATAAAACCACAAAATATTCTGTTTGATTCATTAAATGGTAAAATGAAATATATTGATTTTGGGTTAATGAGAACTAAAAAAGAAGTAATGGATTCTTCAAAATCAAATAATAATTATTTAGGTATATATCATTGGTCTTATCCATTTGACTGTGGATTAATGAATAAAAAACAATTTATAAATTATAAAGATCAAAAACAGGTAGGTAGAGTAAATTGGAAAAATTCACTTAGTGAATTAATAGTTACCAATTCTAAATCTAACCCATTAAATTTACCCATTTATAATCCAGAATCCTTCAGTATTTTGTTTTCTTATTTAAATCCAGATAATACAATTCCAAATGTATCAACTCAATATGGATATATAAACTCGTTTTTTGATGGTTTTAATAATATGATAGAACGAGACAACTATGATAAAGTTTTAAATTATATTACTGATTCAATTGATGTATTTGGTCTTGGATTTACGTTACAATTTATGGCTAATTGCTTTAAACGCTTAAACGCAATCTCGTTAGAAGATTTTACAAGATTATCTTCTTTTTTTTCTAAAATGTGGGACTTTAACCCTATGAATCGAGTTATTAATATTAATAATTTACTTAATGAATATGAAAATATTTTATTAGAAATAGGAATTTTAACACGTTTAGAAAAGAGTTTTGAAAATAATAAACTAATAAATAAACCACCAGCTCCCCCAGTAATTATGACTGAAGCTAAGATCGAAGAAAAATCTGGTTCCCAAAATTTATCCGCTACTTTACAAGAGTTTGCTAATAAAGATCCAATTATTATTTCATTAAAAGGTTTAAAAAATAAGGAAATCTCTCCTTTAACGAAAAAATATGTGACAAGATGTAAGAATGGATATGAAAGTGATTATAAATTTGGATGTAGTGATACCAAAAAAACAAGAAAAATAAAAACATTTAGAACAAAATCATTTAGAACAAAATCAGTTAAAATTTGTTTTTCAGATAAAGAATTAAATCCTAAAACTAACAGGTGCGTTAAAAAATGCCAAAATGGATATTTAAGGAATAAAAAATTTCAATGTAGAAACGCATCTAAAACTATAAAACGTTCATTAATGAATTTAAGTATAACTCAAAGTAAAAAATAAATACAAATTGCTCTAAATAAAATAACATATACTTATAATGACTACCAAATATGAAAACTGTTTATTTATTTTTAGAAGAGATTTTAGAGTCATTGATAATAATGGACTTAATTTAGCTAATAGTATTTGTAAAAGAATATATCCTATATTTATTTTTACACCGGAACAAGTTACGGGAGCTAATAAATTTAAATCAGATAATGCTGTACAATTTATGATTCAATCTCTGGAAGATTTATCAACACAAATTAATAAAATGGGAGGACATTTACAGTGTTTTTATGGAAATAATAATACAATTGTTTCTTATTTAATTAAAGAATTAAATATTAATTTAATTTGCTTTAATGCTGATTATAGTCCATATGCTATTCAACGTGAATTAGGAATTATAGAAATTTGTGATAAAATGGGTATAGCTGTTGAATATACACATGATTATTATTTATATCCACCAGGTTCTATTGTTAACGGACAAGGGCAACCGTATTTAAAATTTACGCCCTATTATAATGTTGCCTTAAAAAAGAAAGTTGACTCTCCAACCAGTTTAAAAAAAATACATTTTGCTTCCAGTTTTAATAATTTACAAAACAGTATTTCCTTAGATAATGCTTTTAAACAATTTGTTGGAAAAGAAAATCCAAATATACTTGTTCATGGAGGAAGGAATGAGGCTATTAAAACTTTAAAAGTAGCTGTAAAAACACAATCACATTATGCGATAACTCATAATGATTTAGATAAACCGACAAGTCAATTAAGCGCATTTATAAACTTTGGATGTATTTCTATTAGAGAAGTGTATAAAGTATTTAAAGGAAATAAAGACTTTATTAGACAACTTATTTGGGGAAGTTTTTACATAAATATTTTATATAATTTTCCATTTATTATAGATAAATCACTTAGACCAAAATATGATAAAATTCGTTGGAATAATAATGAAAATTGGTTCAATAAATGGTGTAATGGAGAAACCAACTTTCCTATAATAGATGCTTGTATGGCTCAATTAAATACTACTGGTTATTTACATGGACGAGGAAGATTAATTGTATCATCTTTCTTAGTAAAAACTATGTTAATTGATTATAAAAAAGGAGAAAAATATTTTGCAAATAAACTTACAGATTATAATATTTCAAATAATTTAAACAATTGGATGTGGATTACTGGAAATGGTGCGAGTTCTCAAGATTATTTTAGAATTTTTAATCCATGGTCTCAAAGTGAAGAACATGACACAGATGCCCAATATATTAAAAAATGGTTACCACAATTAAAAGATGTGCCCTCTAATGCAATACATAAATGGTATGAGGAATGGGAAAATTATAAGGAAACGAAATATGGAAAACCTATTTTGGATTACGATGAACAGAAAAAAAAATGTTTAGAAATGTACAAAAAAGCTTTATATTAAAAATTTATATTTTTTTATTCCTCCATAGTTTTTAATTTAAGAATAATTGTTTTTTTATCCCATTTATTATCAAACGAATTTTTTCTTCTGAATAACAACTTAATTCAGCTACTGTTTTTAAATTTCTTATAATATTTAATGATTTTTCATCATATCTATAATAAAATATTCTTTTAATATGTGCTGGTTCTTTATTTATTATATCCTTAATGATTTGTAGTTTAGAATTATTCATTATATTATTTTTAATATTGTTATTATTAATATTATTATTATAATATTCATCATAAATAAAATGATTTAATCCCAAATATTGAATATTATTTATATTTTTTAAATAATACTCAAGATTTTCACTTCTCCATTTTTTATTTTTTCTTAAATAATGAGGTATTTTAGATATTGGTTTCATTTCACTGATACCTTTATATAAAGCACCTTTAACATTTAAATCAAGATATTTTTTAAAATTTCCATAACCTGAATATTTTGAACAAGCATTATTTAATCCTAACAGAGCACAATTTATAAGTTCTTGTTTATTCAAATTATACAATAAATTTTGATTTTTTAAAATAAATTCTTTGGATTTATTAATTGTATAAGCATAGTAATTTTTAAATATTATTTTTCGCACTTTCATTTTATAGGTTTGGTCAATATTTGATTTTATAATTATATTTATTGATTTCCATTGATTTGAGATTAAATATGTTAATCCAAAATTCATATGGAATAATAACATGGTTAGAGGCAATAAAACTAACATTTGTGTATTTAACTTCAATATAAATGATAAAGAATGCTTTAAGGATTATTTACAATTTATAATAATCAATTTTATTTTTCAAATAATTAGAACAACTAAACGAAATTTAGAACAAATAATATTTTAGGGAAATTGAATAAACTAACAACAAAATAGAAATGAATTTTGTTGTTAGTTTTACACTTTTATAATTTCAAAAATTAGCTAAAAGTGTAAAATGAATTTTTTATATTTTTCATTCAACTTGGGTAATAAATATTTTAAGAAAAAATTATTGTAGTATTATATATAAAATGGCTTATGTCTCAGATTTTACATTTAATGGACTTAGTAGACTTTCCGAAGATAGTTGCTGTATAGATCAAAATTCAATTCAAAATTCACAAGCATGTAGTTATACTCTTCAAAATTATTTTTCACAAGACTGTAATATGAAAAATGCAAAAGCTTTAGCAGTTACTCAACCTTGTATTAATTATTCTGGTGGTTTTGGAATGGCGGCAGGTGGATGTAATGTAGATGAAAGCTCTCAGCTTTTAATTGGTGGTATTCAAACTCATCCTAAATCAAGAATTGATTTATTCGGTAGACCATTTGCTACTGTGCCATTTTTAGGACGAGGTTCTGTTGATCCAATTTTAGAATCTCAAATTCAACAAGGAGAAGCTATTACTAATAAACGTAGTGTAACCCGTTTAACAGAAAAGAGTTATTTAAAATATCATACAACTCCATTAATACCTGAAGTTAAACAAAATATCCAAAATCCCAGTTTAATGATTGAAGGAATGGCTTCAGAAGGTTGGATTCGTGGAGGGGTGCCATCCAGAGAACTAACAAGAGATCGTGATTTTTATACCACTCATACTGCAGGACAATCCGCACCTTAAATATATTATTGGTAAGATATATTATACTTTTGTAAAATGTGTAAAAATAAAATATATCTTAATTTATAAATGTATAATACTCAATTTAAAGTAAAATATAATACTATTGAAGTTGAATTAATAAATAAATTAAAAGTTAAAACTTCACAAGAAGATAATGAAGAGCATGACGAAATGAAAGATTTAGAGAATGATTTAGACAATGATTTAGAGAATGATTTAGACAATGATTTGGAGGATGATGAAGAAAATTATGAATATACAAGTCAAGATGTTTTAGATATTTGTAATAAACTTTATATGGACGAATTAATTTCTGTATTTGATTCTGAAAATATATTTGATAATAAAATTGAAAAAGGAATGTCAGATGTATTTAATATTTTGATAAAGAATAATCAATTTAAAGAAATAATTGACGAAATGATAAGTTTTACTTATAATTTTTTTATTAATAATGATAATGATAATGATCAAAAAGAAAATAAAATGGAATCTATCAAACAATTAATTATAATAACTTTATTTAGTAAAAATTTATTTTATATTACACATGAGTGTATTTCACAACAAATAGATAATGGGAATATTGATAATGAATTGTTAGAAAAACTTAGATTAAATTCAATTGATTCATTAATAAATCATTAATTTTTTTTATTTATAATTCTTTTATTTATAATTCTTTTATAATTATATATAAATGGCATCTACTCGCAATAAAAATACACCAGGTAATTATTGTTTAGACTCAAGACAAAATGTTGATATTGAATCCTGGCAATTATATAAAAATGGTGCAAATGGTTATGCATATGATACAAGACTTCCAGGAAATGGTTTAAATCCAGGGCAGGTTCCATGGTTTACATTATCAAATAATCCAGCTGATATAGAATCTTTTTTATGGGGAATTAATTCAACAAATTTGGTAAATCCAGCGCCCCCTTTAACTCCAGAATTAAAATGTTTAAAGAGTGCTAATGTATTTGAAAGTAAACCAGTTATTATGCCTGTTCCTCAAGCAATACCAAAATATCAACGACCTTTTCCAATACCATAAATTTTGAGATGTTGTAAACGTTACAACGCCAAAAATCTTTTTATAAATTATGATAAAAGTTTTTTTTATAAAAGTATAATATATGGCGTTTACAAGATTTCATGATGATGAGGCAAGAATCATAAAACAATTACAACAACAAACTGATCAAGAAAGGTGGTATTTAGATGTTCCAGGAACTGGATCAAAACCTTGTTTTATTTTAGATCCATACATTATTCCCCAAAAATGGGGTGGAAATTTATGGACAAAAAGTACAGATATTCAAAGTTCACTTTTAGGTTTAAATAGAAAATTAACAAGAGATTGTGTAAATGAAGAAAATTTTAAACGTCAACAAATTTATGCATCTCCTATAGATTATCCAATATGTGATAGTTTTTTAACAACTGAACAATCAAGAGCTATAATGCCAGCATGGACAGCAAGAGATTTACAGCAAAACCACGCATACATTTTACCAAAAAACCCACAATTAAATACTGAGATGCCTTTTAAAAATTATATAAACACAAGAATTTTAGAAAAAGATCATTTTAAAACAGAATATAATTGTATTCCAGAGAATAATCAATTTTATACAGTAGCAACAGATGATTATAATAACCAATATAAAGGTAAAAATACTGTAGGAACAAAAATTTGTAAAAATGATTGTGAAAAAATATAATATATATATATTATTTTTTAATTTAAAGGGCTTTAAGTTGTTTTGTAAAATATATATTTAATAATGTATATTTTATGTTTTAATAGTTTTTTTTTTAAACTTATATATATAATATGGAATTAGCTATACCATTAGTTGCATTAGGTGGAATGTATGTCATTTCTAATCAATATCAAAATCAAAATCAAAATCAAAATCAAAATAAAAAAGATAATAAAAAAAATACCGAAACATTTAACAATATGGGAATTCGAACTAACTTACAAGAAAAACTACCTGAATCTAGATTTAGTAATTATCTTCCAAATAAAACTATTCCTCCACAGAATTATCCTATAATGAATAATAAAGAACTTATTGATACAGTTCAAGAATATCCAAATCCAAATACTGCCACAGATAAATATTTAAATCAAAATGTTTACGAGCAAAACCAAAGAGCTGGTGTCCCTATTAGCAATAATATTCAAGAAATTTATTCATTAAGTGGTGACTATATGGATACCAGAATGTTTACACATAATAATATGGTTCCATTTAATGGAGGAAAACCATTTGGACAAACTTATAATAATAATAATGCTGAGACTATTTTAGATAACTATGTTGGAAATGGATCTCAAGTTATTAAAAAGATTGAACAAGCGCCCCTATTTAAACCTCAAGAAAATATTGATTGGCCATATGGGATGCCCGATATGAGTGATTTTTATCAGTCACGTGTGAATCCTGTTAACCGAAATAATATGGTTAAACCATTTGAATCTATACGTGTTGGACCTGGTTTAGACAAGGGATATTCCGCTGAGGGAAGTCATGGATTTAATGCTGGAATGGAAGCACGCAATAAATGGTTACCCAAGACAGTGGATGAACTTCGGGTTGCTACCAATCCTAAACAAGAATATGATTTAAATGGCTTACAAGGACCGGCACAAACTGCTGTCACAAATGTTGGTATTGAAGGAAAAGTTGAAAAATATAGACCAGACACATTTTTTATCAATACACAAGATCGTTGGTTAACTACAACTGGAGCCGAAAAAGCTGGTCAATTAGTACCTGAATTTATTGAAAAACCTTCCAATAGAAATGAAACAACCAGTTATCAACATGGCACTCCCAATGCTATTCTTAAGACTGCCAGTTATGTTCCTACAAAACACGAACAGCCCAAAAAAACTCAATTAGAAGGATTTGATGTTGGTCATTCAACTGCTACCAGATCTGCACCACTTCAACATCAAGCAAGTGATAATAATTTTAATAGTCATACAAATTATGAAAATAATCGTTCTGTAAATCAACAACCCCAATCCTATGGCACAGGTTTTTCAAAAGCTATTGGAGCTGTAATAGCTCCTATTATGGATATATTAAAACCATCAAGAAAAGAAGAATACTCTTGTAATATGCGAATTTTTGGAAATACTTTTGGGGAGGTTCCACGAAACTACGTTTTAACACCTGGAGATGTTCCCAATACAACAATTAAGGAAACTACACTTTATCAACCAAATGGATATATAAGTAATCAAAAAGATAACGCAGGATATTTAGTAAATCAACAACAACCTATTGCTAATCAGAGAGATACAGTCAATCATGATAGTTTATTGGGAATGTCATCAAAATATGGTAATCGTCAGTATGATGCCAATTATAGACAAACTAACAATGAATCCAAGGAAAAGAGTATTGCTGGAAGAGTTAACCATGGAAATGGGAAATATTTTAATTCTCAAATAAATGTTACTATGTCTCGTATAGATAAAGATAGAGAAAATAATAGATTATGGGCACCAACTGCTGTTATTACAAATGGACCATCGGTTCAAACTTATGGCAAAATTGCACAGGTGCCACAGTATTACGATAATTGTGTTGGATGTTCACGTATTGAACCATCAATACTTAATGCTTTTAAGCAAAATCCTTACACTCATAGTTTAACAAATGCTGTATAATATACCTTTGAACACCATAAATAATAAATTTACAAAGTTACAATGGTTATATATTTGAATTTATTTTGAGCAATACGTACAACACAATTATATTTAAAAATTGGTTTAAAGATTTTTTATAATATTTTAATAAAATAATGCTTAAAAAATTATCTTATCCAAAATGTGCTCATTCATTTATTGAATTTTGTAATAGTGAGAAACATTTAAATAGTAAATTATTTCATAAATTAATTAATGTAAGACCATTTGATGTCTCTTTAAGAGATGGTTTACAAGGATTATCACACCAAGAACAAATATTAATGACTCCATTTGATAAGATCAACTTATATTATAAAATCAAAGAAAAATATCAACCTAAAAATATGGAAATTGGTTCTATAGTATCGAGTAAAATCTTACCAATTTTTAAAAATAGTGATAATTTCTACAATCATATTGAATTGAATCAAAATAATATAAATGAAACAAAAATTAATAATTTTATTTTGATTCCCAACGAAAAACAGTTTGAAAATATAAATAAATTTATTAATTTAAGTTGCTTTTCATTTATTACATCGGTTTCAGAGAGTTTTCAAATGAAAAATACAAATATGACTTTAGACAAAACATTTCAACAATTGAATAATATGATGATTATTTTAGATGATCAACCAAGACATAATATGGTTAAATTATATGTGTCATGCATTAATGAATGTCCAATTGAAGGTAAAATAGATAATAATATTGTTATTGATAAAATATTAAAATATCAAAAGTTAAAACCTGATATTTTATGTTTATCGGATACATGTGGGACACTAACATCAGAAGATTTAAATTATATTATTTCAAACGTAAAGAAAAATAAAAATTACGAAAATTTATCGTTACATTTACACGTCAAAAAAGGTAGAGAAGATGATGTAGAACAAGTAATACATACAGCATTGGATTTAGGTATTACGAGTTTTGATGTATCTGCATTAGAAAGTGGTGGATGCTCAGTAACAATGAATAAATCAGAATTGGCTCCAAATTTGTCATATGATTTATATTATAAGTCTCTGGCAACCTATCTATTATAGATATAAAAAATAATAAATTTAGATATATTATTATATAAAAAAACTTAGATAATAATAGATAAACTAATACATGACGCTGGAAATTCATCAAAATATAAAAGAAAAATTAGAATACTTTCATAAAATACATAAGATACCTAATATTATTTTTAATGGTCCAAGTGGAGCAGGTAAAAGTACAATTGTAAATGATTTTATTTCATTAATATACGATGGTAATAGAGAAAAAATAAAAGATCTTGTTATGTATGTTAATTGTGCATTTGGAAAAGGTATTAAATTTATTAGAGAAGAATTAAAATTCTTTGCAAAAACACATATAAATTCAAATGGTGGGGATACATTTAAAAGTATAGTATTATTTAATGGTGACAAACTAACAATGGATGCTCAGTCAGCTTTAAGAAGATGTATAGAATTATTTAGCCATAATACAAGATTTTTTATAATTGTAGAAGATAAATATAAATTATTAAAACCAATTTTATCAAGATTTTGTGAAATATATATTTCAGAACCAGAATACAAAAATAAGATAATTAATTTATATAAATATAATCTTGAAGAAACATTTAAATTAACAGATATAAAAAATCAAAGAAATGAATGGTTAAAAAAGGAAATACAAAAATCCGTAAAATCAACCATGACTAATGAGGAATTACAATTATTTGTAACCAAACTATATGAAAAAGCATATAATACATTAGATATAATAAAATTAATAGAAGAAGGTTATTTTACATTAGATGATGAAAAAAGATATGAATTATTAATAGCATTTAACAAAATAAGGAAAGAATTTAGAAATGAAAAGTTATTATTAATGTTTGTAATAAATTTTACTTTTTTGGATAAAAAATATAACCTTGAAAATATATCATTTATATAATATGCTATTCTTTTACAAAGCATATTATATTACAAAAATTTATCTTTATTGATAATTACTTCTTTGGAAATATTTTTAATAATTTTATTATAATTCTTTTGCTGTTCTTCTATAGATGACCCGGACATAACTTCACATAACATTTTCATATATTTATCATTTTGTTTAGATTTAGGATTATTATATTCAGGATTAGCTTTTTGCCAAATAGGAATTTGTTTTATATTTTTGTTTGCGACAACTTTAATTGCATTTGTTAATTTTTCTTTATTATCTTTGACCCATTGATTATCCTCTTTAATATAAAGAACTTCTCTTTTAAAATCATTACAATGAATTGGTCTTTCTTTGTAATCAATATCTTTTAAATTTCGTATAAAGACATTACTAATTCCTTCCGCATAACCAACTTTACATGTTTCTTCAAGATCTTCTAAGCTTAAAGTAATTTGATTAACAAAATCTGTTAAATTAATGGCATCCTTACAGGTTTCATTTAAAAATACATTAATATTAAATTTGTTGTGACTATTACTATGAATAGTATTATTAAAAGTCCCAATATTATTCCCATTGGATAGTTGTAAAAGTTTAGAATTTTGTTCCATAAGTTGTTTATTTTGTTGTGATAATTGTTCAATAAGTAATTTATTTTGTTCCATAAGAAAATTTTGAACATTTTTATCGTCTTTAATAACGTCAATAATCATTTTGGTCTTATTAATTAAAACGCACTTTTTTTTGTGATTGAATAAGCTTTGTCTATGTTGATATATTTTGCCACAACAACAAGAGAAAGTCTCGGCGTTTTTTGGCGTAAAATTGTCAGTATTTGTAAGTAAAATGTCAGTATTTTGATGTTTTCGTGTCAATAAATGTCTATTTAAATCACTTTTTTTAGAGCATTTAAAGTCACATTTTTCACAAATAAAATTGTTGGCGTTTTTTGGCGTAAAAATGTCAGTATTGTAAGTATCCGGTTTTGTATTATGTAAATTTGTATTAGAATGTTTAATATTATCAGCATATTGTGTATTAAATAATTTACAATTATATTGAGATTTTTCCATAAATGGATGACATGAATTTAATATTGCTTTTAATTCTTGATAATGCTCATTTTCTTTTATTCTGGCTTCGGTTGAATCCTTACAATTATATTTAGCTATTTCAATCATATCCCAATTTTCCCAACCACCATTAGCTCTTATAATTGTATATATTTTTAGATTATTATTATTATTACTACAGGCTATTTTATGTGTGTATCTTCTCTGTATGAAATTAGTAGTATGTCCTACATATATATCAGTAATGTTTTGATCTTTACAACAAATTTTATAAATAATAGTTTCAGAATAATCTATATTGTCTTTGGGCATTTTATAATATAACTTAAGATATTTTTAAATAATAATCACAAAAAATCTTATTTATGAAAATTTTATTTTTTTTTTAAAAAAAGTAAAAAAAAATTATCGTAACACTTTTTTTCATTCAAAAAGCAGAAATGAGAGCATTATGCTCACAAATCATGAAAAATAGGGGCTTTTTTAAAACTTTTTTCGATTTTTCAAAAATGGACATAAAAAAAATGTCCAAAATCGAAAACCCAAATGACTTTTTGAAAAATTTTTATGATTGATTTTTTCGGCAATATTTTAATTCTTAATTTGTAACCATATTTCGTGCTAAAAATATATATGGATTTAAAAATCCTATTTTTCAGTAACGAATTTAGATTCCAAATAGAATTTACATTTTAGCAAATTAGTTTAAATAATAAAAATATTTCATCAAATATTTACATTATGGATGATTTTAATGTTAGTTCATTACACGAATCAAAAAATGAATGGGGAGCACGTTTACTCACCATTTTAACTCCATTGATCATTGAAGGCTTTAAATCTATTTTTGATGAATCATATAAATTATGTAAGGATAATAACGAAACAGATAAATATCTTATGACTTTTCAAAACTTTATTACTAGAATCCCAAAATGGAACGGCACTATTATTGAAACGGAGAGACGGAGAATTATAGAAAGAAGTGGATGTTCTTATTTAGAAGAATTAGTAACTTGTATTCACATTATTCAACTAAAATTATTAACTGCAATGCGTGTTGGACAAAAACAAAAGAAAATTGATATAAATATACCCAAATTAGATGATTTTATTCATAAATGTTATATAAATGTTGCCAGAAAAATATACAAAAATGTTTACCTTTTTGAATTAAATTGTCCCCCTCTCCAAATTCAAAGACATAGTAGAGAATTAGAAATTATTGTTCAAGAATGTATTTTAAATGCAGTAAGAGATAGTATTCCAGTTGAAAGTATATTAAAGGCATATTTGGATGAAACTGTTGAAGAAGATGTAATTGAAGAAATTAAAGAACAAATCCTTGAACAATCACCAACTACTGAAAAACAAACTATATTTGAAGAAAAAGAAGGAAATGTAAGTTTAAAATTTAATGATGTGGATTCAGTTTTAACCACGAATGGTAAAGAAGAACTAATAGAAGCACCTAAAACAATTGAAAGGTTAGAAGAAATTAGTGATTTAAGAAATATGCAAAGAAAGATGGAAGAAGAAGAAGATGATGATAATGAAAAACTAAAAATTTCTAATGAAGAAGCGACTCTGGATAGTTTAGACATTAATTTAATTAATCCTCCTGATGTAAAATTAGAAACTGAACTTTTATTGGATGATATAGAAGTTTTAGCATAAATAGTTAGATAGCTTGTCCCGTATTTGGGCATCCGGAATAAGGCATATTTCAGTTTATTGCGTTATTTAAATATAAGAAATGTAAAAATATATTCTAATATGGATAATATATTTTTAGTAGCTGGTATTATTTCCGTCATTTTTTTTATTGCTAAGTTTTTAGAAATGAGATATGTTGATAAAGAACCAAAACCATTAAAAATTTTAATTAGAGATTCCTTGTTAGTTTATATAAGTGTAGTATTTGGAAGTTTTATAAATAATCAACTAAAATCCGTAATTAATGAAACAGAAATTCCTGCGTCAGTTTTAGCATTTACTGATAATCCACCATTCTAACGTCCTGTCCATACCTTAACAAATGGATTTATAACTCTTCTTTTCTTTAAATCATTATGATAATCATTAAAATTATATGAAAATGCTCCAGGACACTTCATAATATCACCAAATAATGAATTTATTCTAAGTAATTTAGGATATTCTTGACAAAATAATAAACCTAATATTCTTTCAAGGGAACAACGATCAGGTCTATTTTGGATAACATTAATTAAATTTGAAATATTATATTTGATTTCAATAATTTCTAAAAATTGTAATTTAATGTAGCATTGTCCTCCAAAGCATAAATTAAATTTGTTATTTGAAAAACCAAGATTAATAACAACTTCTTCATTTTTTTGTAATTTATTTATTAGAATTCTATTATTTTTTAATGCAGATGCTATTCTAATAATATTTGGTAAATTTTCTTTATCATAATTATGATGCCATAATGGTAAAACAGGCATATTGAATCTTTCAAATGGAATTTTTCTATGAACAAATAAACTATCATGAATTATAACCGCATTTGGAAACCATTTATATTTTAAATAATAATAATAAGGTAACAATTCTCCTCTCTTAGGAAATTCAGATTCTATAATAGTTAAATTTTTATAATCATTATCAGCTTTTACAAATTCTTTATTACTATTATCATCAATAATAACAATTTTTCTAAAAGGATAAAAAGTTCTAATCAGTTTTATTGATTGATTCCAATATCTATTAGTTTGTTCAGAATTAACATGACGTGTTATAATAAATCCATAATTTGCCATAATATTATTATAGATAAAGATAATAATATTACATTACAATAAATTATAATAAATTTTAGGGTTAGGATATATACGAAGGCAAATCATCAATATTTATAAGAATGCTAAAGTTAGCATCACTTTTAGGTATATTTTTATTTGAAACTAAATATTTATTAAATTCTTTACGTTCTAATTGAGCTTGTGGTGTATGTTTATGGACATATCTTGCAATCATTTTATATAATTTAAAATCAGGATAACGTTCAACACCATTATTTTTATAAAGCATATTAATACCATTATCATCAATACACCATTCAACAATAAGTTTAACTAAAGGGGAACATTCATTAATATTTTTAATAGAATCAAAATCCTCTACTACATAATCAAAGATAGAACAAGCTAATCTACATAAATCAAAACTAAAATTAGGTTCCAATCTGGGTTTTTTTTCATTAAAATAAGGTTCAGTATTATATTGTGTAGCAGCATCTCCACCAATTTGAAAACTATCGCTACAAAATAATTTACCATTGAATTTATATATAGCCCTTCCAAAATCTATTAATTTATATATTTTACAAAATGTTGGAACTTTATATGTTTTTTTCTTATAAGTATAATAAATAAATTTTTTGTTAGTTGGTATATACATTATATTATTCGTATGAAGATCATTATGAGTAAACGAAAACATTTTTTGATAAGTAATTAATATCATAATTATTTGCATTAATGCTGAAAACCATTCGTCATCATTCAAACTATCATTCATTATAAGATTATCAAATGTATTTTCACAATTTTCCATACATATAACTTGAACTGGGAATTTGGGAAAAGATAACATAAGGGATTCTTCTTTAATGGTTGAATAATCAGACTCATTTTCATACTCATCCTCTAATTCCTCAGCGTCTTCTTTAGAATTAGTTGTAAGAGAACTCTTACTTATATTTTCAAGGTTTAAATCCTCATTTTCATCATTAGCACCTTCTAAATCATTATTTTCATTAGTGTGGGATGTTCGAGAGGAACAAGTTGAACCTGATTTTAAAGTTTCTGATTTATGTTGATTTGAAACTTCAAAATAATTAGAATTCGTAATATCAATAAGTTCAACACCGAAAGCTTTAACATCATTTAAAGAAAGAATATCATGATTATTTGAATCAAAAATATTTTCAAATATATTATCATCAATAGATTTAAAAGATAAAATTGATTTTAAAGTATTTGAAATTTTAAGTGGTTGTAAAGTTTTAACTTCATTGGGGGTAATTAAATGGGTATAATCTTCTACATTAAATAATACTCCCTTTTGTTTATTAAAAAAATCTGATTGAATTAAATAATCCAGATCATCTATAATATTAATTTTAAAATCATTTTTAATAGCTAAGAAAGAACCATAATAATCAAGACCATGTATAAATTGATATTCATGTAATGCTTTACTTGTTAAATATGAAAAAAATCCATCTATAAATGAAGAATTATTCGGATCTGAAATTTTAGGATGAACTTTAATAGACTTATCAAAAGAAGGTAAATTAAATAAATTTGAATCCTTATAATTATATTTTCCAACTAAGTATTTAAAAGGATCTAATAAAGGTGCCATTTTAATAAATACTTTTTTTGAATTAGTAATTTCTTCATCATCAGAAATATGTTTAAGTTTACAATTAAATATGTGTTCATTGTCAATGTCCTCATTATTTTTATCATTCTTATTAGAATCTCTAATATCTGATATTGCCCATTTATTATTTAAATTAATAGAATTCCAATTTGTATTATTTAATGAAAAAAATCTATCGTATATAGGGATATAATTTTGAACATCGGATAAATTAATTCTTTTGTTAGTTTGAAACTTATTAAAAAGATTATTATTCTTTCTCTTCTGGTAATTAACAGAAATATTCATTAGCTAATAAAAATATTAATTAAAATAATATTTAACTAATTATTTTTATAAAGTTAAATAATCCTAAATATTGTTAGAGGTGTATAACAATAAATACGTTAAAATATATTTTTAATATCTCTAATATAAATATATAAATATATGAATTTAGAGTTAAAACGTTTTGATATGAAAAGTATTAGCTTTAAGCCAAATGAATCTAAAGGTCCTGTAATTGTGTTAATAGGTCGTCGTGATACAGGAAAATCATTCTTGGTTAGGGATCTACTTTATTATCATCAGGATATTCCAATAGGAACCGTTATATCTGGAACGGAAGAAGGTAATGGTTTTTATGGGAAAATGGTTCCAAAATTATTTATCCATAATGAATATAATACAGCTATTATTGAAAATATTTTGAAACGTCAAAGAGGTGTTTTAAAACAAATAAAGAAGGAAATAGATACTTTTAAAAGGAGCACAATTGATCCTAGAACATTTGTAATTTTAGATGATTGTTTATATGATAATACTTGGGCTCGTGATAAAATGATGCGTTTATTATTTATGAATGGTCGTCATTGGAAAGTGATGTTACTAATTACCATGCAATATCCTTTAGGGATACCTCCAACGCTAAGAACAAACATAGATTATGTATTTATTTTAAGAGAACCATATATTGCAAATAGAAAACGTATTTATGATAATTATGCAGGTATGTTTCCAACATTTGAATCATTCTGCCAAGTAATGGATCAATGTACAGAAAATTTTGAATGTCTTGTCATAAATAATAATTCAAAATCAAATAAATTACAAGATCAAGTATTTTGGTATAAAGCGGATGCACATAATGACTTTAGATTAGGTTCAAAAGAGTTCTGGGATTTGTCTAAACAAATAAATGATGATGATGATGATGGAGAAATTTATGATCCAAATAATGTAAAAAAACGAGGTCAAGGACCAAAAATAGAAGTGAAAAAAAGTAAATGGTAATGTGCTTTTACATATTAAAATGTTCAAGGGTGTAAAACATTGTAATACTTTTTACACTAAAAAGTAAAATTATACAAAATATATATAAATATATATTATAATATATTTATATGTATTCTATAGGTTCAAATTTTGTTGTAGGAGATAAAGGTTATTTTAGCAGTAGCCCTTCAGGACTATTTTATAATAATGTTCAAGTATTATCTCAATTTACGACCCAAAATTTTACTAGTAGTGCCCAGGCAATTTATAGAGTTAGATATTCTCTTTGTCCAATTAATTTAACGGTTGCTAATCTTTTCCAAATACATTTTATATCTAATCTGAATTTAAGTACAAATAATAGTTCAAATAATAGCGGATATTTAAACGTTGTAGAACCACAATTTTCTTTATCAAATAATAGCACTACATTATCTAACTGTCCTACTCTTGTATACGCAAGTTTAAATGGACCATTTGTTAATTTGAACACAGCAACTCAACAAATTTCAACTTTATTTACTTCCTATCAAGTAAACAATTACACTGCGGGATTTTATGCTGCCGGAAATAATGGTCAATTTCTAAACAATTTTGGAATTTATGGGTTTGGACAAAATAATGGTCAAGCTAATGATGTTCTGGATATTGAAATATATCCAATCTTAAATCCAAATACTACTTATTATATATGTACTTTTGTGGGATATAATGGAAATAGTAATAATTTTACGGGATACCAGGTCAATGGAATTTATGAATATTTTTGTAGTTATCCAAAACAATAAATATTTCAATTATAAATAAATTTTTATATAATTTTTATAGCTAATATTTGTTAAGTAAAGCTTTGGAAATGCCTTTTATTATTTGAAGTATTATGCTAATCTAACTAAAGAAATTCCATGTGAAGCATAAATAGGATAGGTTTGGTTTTCTGAAGTCACAACTTGTAAATATAAATTAGAAGTTGATTCTATTTTTACTACACATGAAAAATTACCAGGTGCCAAAACACCATCTACAGGGTTGGATGTTCCAGGAACCTGAATAGAAGCAGCATTTCCCACTACCCAACAAGAACCAAAATATGTTGGTGTTGGCAAATCGTTAGTAAGAAACATATTCCACCATTGATTTGAGTCAGTTGATTGAGAATGTAAAAGTCCACTTGTAGTAAATAGGTAGATTCCAGCTACAACATCATTAAAAGTAGTAATAGTAGCATTATCGTTTGTCTGTAAAGAAAATGTTTGAATTCCATCCTCTGGTTCCGTTGAACCAGGATAAATATAACCAATACAATCTTCATTAAAAATAGGTAAAACTGTATAATTGGCTAAATAAGGCATATATATATATATTATATTTATTATAAAAATTTTGTCTAATTTCTGTTTCTGGGGAACTAATAATTGTATAATTACAATAAATATTTTAATTAATTAACGATATAAAAATATATAAATAAATAATTATATAAATTATGATAAATATTTTAAAATTAATTGCGTTTATTTATTTACCAATAAAAAAAAAATCATTTTATATTATCAATAAGAACAAATATTGTATTCAAGATTCAATTTTATATAATAGGAATTTAGCATTATACTCAAAAAAATCAAATTCAGAAAATAAATTAGAATTAGGTTATAAACCAAAAACGCAAAATCAAGGTAAATATTTTAAAGCATTAAATTTAAAAGAAAATAATATAATTATTGTAATAGGGCCTGCCGGAACAGGGAAAACATTAATGGCATGTAATACGGCAATAGATAATTTAAAAGAAAATAAAATAGAAAAAGTAATAATAACTAGACCGGTAGTTCCAGTGGAAGAAGAAATAGGATTTTTACCGGGTAATTTGAATAAAAAGATGGAACCCTGGACAAGACCAATATTTGATATTTTTGAAGAACGATATTCTAAACCAATAGTAAATAACATGATAATAAATGGTCAAGTAGAAATTTCTCCATTAGGATTTATGAGAGGAAGAACATTTAAAAATTCATTTATTATAGCAGATGAAATGCAAAATAGCACACCAAATCAAATGTATATGTTACTAACAAGAATAGGAACAAATAGTAGATTAGTAGTAACAGGAGATTTGGAACAAAGTGATAAATTAGAAAATAATGGTCTAAAAGATTTAATAAATAAAATAAAAAATACAGAATTAAATTTAACAAATATTATTCTGGTAGAATTAAATAGTACGGATATACAAAGAAGTGAATTAGTATATCAAATAGTTAAATTATATAATAATAACGATAATAATAATAATAAATTAATAAAAGTAAATAATTTAATAACATATTCTAGTTATAAAAATGAAAATGTAAATAACGATTCAGCACTAATTCCGAGAAATCATTTTTCAAATAATTTTATAGATAAAAATATAAAGTAAATATTATATTTTTAGTAAAATTTATTACAATTATAATAATAAATTTTACACTTTATAAATATCAAAAGCATATTATATGATAGAATTATAAACAATATTTATTTTTATTACGACATTTTAGAAAAAGGTCCAGATTTTAATTGACTCTGCCCATAATCCGTTTTCCCAACAACAATGTTTTCACCTTCAAATAATTCACTTCTAATATCGGCAACAGAAATATTTTCAGGTTCTTTAGAGTTAAAAGTTTGTTCAGTGGTAGTATGTCCAACACCAATAAGATTTCCATCCTCATCAATATCTTGAGTAAGAACATTCCCATGTTTCTCAGCATTCTTCTTATTTTCATCAATAGCTTTTTGTTTCGTTTCCCTAACACGTTGCTCAAAAGCAGTTTTAGCAATTTCTTCATTCTTTTTCTTTTCATTAGCAAGTTGATTCAATTCTTCTTCCATATATTCAACACGACCAGTCTTATAGGCTTCAGGTTCCCAAGGTAGCCAAGTGCCAACAGGTCCAACAAAAACATCAAAAGAAGGGTCAGTTTCGCGTAAAAGTTTAGCACGTAATTCGGCTTCTTCTTGGGAAGCAAAATTTCCTCTTGCCTTAAATCCTCTAACAGATGTTTGAAAGTTATGTTTTACATTAAATTTCTTTTCCATTTCTTCTTCATTATGATCCAAAAAGGTTTTATAATCATCTTCTAAAGATGAACTAATAATTGTTTCGCGTTCTTCTTTAACAAAAGTTTCAAAATCTTTAATAACTTCTTCAAATTGTAATTTATACTTAAATGAAATAAAATTTAAAAACTGATGAAATTTTTCCATAGACTTATTCATTTCCCATTGTTTTAAAAATTCTTCAAAATAAAACATTTCACGTTCCTTAAGGATCTTTTCAGGAGAAATAAATGAAAAACAGCCAAAAGTTTGACCTGCAATCGGCTTATCAACTTCTAATAAATCAACATATTTAGGATTAGGGGAACCATCCTTCTTTAGTTTTTTCTCATATCCTTTTTTTGCGATGTTATTTTTACTCATTATATTATTTAGTAAAATCTTAGTTCTAAGTTTTAATTTAATAAATTATTATTTTTTTTCTTATTATTTTATATAATGATGGGTATGTTTGATATTACCGAGCTTATTAAGCGAATTATTAAGTATTTGATTGAAGGTTTAATGGTTGCAATTGCTGCATTTGCTATTCCAAAGCGTTCATTAAATTTGGAGGAAATTAGTTTAATTGCATTAACGGCGGCGGCAACCTTTGCAATTTTAGATACCTACATTCCTTCTATGGGTGTAACAGCGCGTACGGGGGCAGGATTTGGTATTGGAGCCAATCTAGTTTCTTTTCCTGGAGGTTTTTAATTAAATAAAATTGAAATAATTTGATCGGTGTAATATTATATAATATAATTTATGTTATATAATAGCAAAACATTTGAAGAATTTTGTATTGAAAATAAAGTTGATTTATTAGAAAATTATTTGAGTTGTGTGATAAATAGGGAAACAGTGATAAATGGGAAATGTAAAACGGAAGGATGTGAAAATACGTTTCATAAAACGTTTAGACAGTTAGTAGAAACAAAAAATTATTGTCATAATTGTTCAATAGAGAATGGGAAGCAAAAATATAATCAAAAATGTAAATATAATTTTAAATTTCTAAATACGTATTGTGAGGAAAATAAAATTACATTGCTAAATGATTATGCTAATTCTAAAACTAACATAAATAGAGATACAAGAATTTGTGGAAATTGTATAAATGTAAATTGCCAAAATAATTTTAATAAATCATTTAGAGAATTGATTATACATAATGGTTATTGTTTTCATTGTTGTAAAGAAATAGGTAAATCAAAAATTTTACAAACAAATATAAATAAATATGGTTATGAACCTACCATAAATATTATAATAATATAATATATTATGGTTAGGAAAATAAAATATAGTAGGAAAAAAAATAAAAAAGGAATTCGACGAGGTTCCAAAACAGGAAAACATAGAAGAATAAGGAAAATGAAAAGGGAAACTAAGGGAGGTGCAGATACAGATACAATGACAACAATAGATCCGTATGAAAATCCAAATGATAATAGAGAAAATGAAATGTTAGCAAGAGGTTTATTTCCTCCTAATTCTTAAACGGTGGGAATAAATTCCCAATCTAATTCAATACACATTTTTTTCCAGGTTTCATCTTGTTCAATAAGTTTTTCTCGATCTTTTAATAATGGTATATCGTGTAAATATTGTGTTTCTTCCAAAAGCTCACAAAACTTGAAAAGCACATAATAATAATTTAAAAAATTAACGCGATAATCTGGACAAGTTTTAGCATAGGGAGCTTGAATTTCCATAAAAAGATTACATAATGTGTCTTCTAATTCAGGACTAAATACTGGTGGTTTAATTCCTAATTTATTTTTAATAAATGCGATATGTTCATAATATTTATTAAATCCTAATTTCTTAAGAATCTCTTTAGTTTTATGATGAGTGAGTTGTTGAAATTCAATCCTTTCTTTTTTAATTTGTTGTTGAATTTGTTCAATAACATCATCAGTAATTTGAGTAGTTTCTTTTCCTTGGAATTGAGCTAAGATTTCTTTAAAATGATTTATTTTTTTATATGCATAAAAGCAAACTTCTTTAGGAGGTTCTTTATAACTTGGTTTTTCATTTTCAATAAGGTATGGAATATG